CTAGGTAAATCTTGGCGTTGCTCAATTCTTTCAGGGTAGTCTTGTAGTTGATCTGCTGTTTGACGCAGAAGTCTTTGAATTGCTTGGCCGCAATAAAAAGTTCCTTAGTATCTGGCTCGTAGCGTATGAGCAGCTCTCCACGGGGCTCGAGCATGGGCATCGACTGTAGGCTACTGCGAGCATCGACCTCACCATTTACTACCAAAGCATTATTAATGTGGGCGTTAACAAACTCGCCAAGGATTGTGACTGGGGTTGAGTTTGGTGCTTGGATTTCAAACCGCATCTCGCCAAGCATGCCTTTGAGCCAGTCGTAAATTGCCTTCATGTCGTAGTCGTGCAGACCTAGGTTACCAGCAATCAAACCACCGGCGATGTTGCATGCAGACACGCCAGACCAGAACCGTTCCTTCTGGTTGAACTGCACGTCTCTATCAAGCCGAGCCTGTACCTTACGCATCAGGGCAACGGCCTCTTCTAAGTTGTTGACAAGCCACTGGATGTAAATGTCACCCGCATGCCCAAAGTTCTCGCGCATTTGGTGGTCAAACATCTGCTTGCCTTCTTGCACGTCGATGATGCTGTTCGGCTCGATCTTGTACTCAAGCAGACGCATGGACTCACCGTCTGGCGTATTCTTCGCTACACCTAACTTCTCATAAAAGCTGGCGTTTGCAGAACATAAGGTAATTCCTTGCCACTTGGTGTTGTTGATGCGAAGCTCATTGGTTGAGCCTTTCATCTTGTTTTTGCCTCGGCCTTGCGAAATGCTGTAAGCCAAGTCAGAGAACTCCATGCCACTCAAGTTGGTGATCTCGTCAATCGTATTGGGCAGGTTGTTCATCACACCGAGCTGGTGCATCTTTGCGTTGAACGTATCCTTGTACATGGACGTGAGTTCTTTGGGTTGCCCATACACGCTGTTGCACATAAACAACGCAGTCGACTTTCCTGAGCCGGACTCTGGGTGAATCACGTTAATGATCGCACCTTCAAGACCTGTAAATTTCAACAGTGGTGAGCCAAACGCTGTGAGCGCGGCAAACGCATGGGGCTCGAGACCGGGCCTAGCGTACATGTTGAATGCTTCTTTCCATTTCTCAAACGTACCCTTGGGCACAATCTTCTCGGCAACATCTTTTGTTGTGCTTGACGGGGGGCTGTAGAACACTCCGTCTTTTGTAATTTCCCGATCGCCAAGGATGAACTTGCTGTCCCCCTCGACCCAACCAAACTGAGTTCTCATGGTCTCTGCCTTTTTAACGTACTGCAAATTTTTAATAAAGAAAACAACATACCTTGCAAGCAATTCATACTGTGCTTTGTGGGCTACCACCCCATGTTGTGCCAATTGTTTGCGCAACTCATCAGGCGACGAGATAGACATTGTGGAAATGCTGAACTCTCTAACGCCATCGTGCGGTAAGTGCAAACGGAACAAAGCTACTTCGCCAGTCTCAGGGTCACGCATACGCTTGACCACATAGAAGTCGTGCTCGTAGACAAGTTTGGGCTCGGCTTCGGCATCTTCGCTCTCAGGGCGAATGTAGACACCACCTTTTTTGCCCCGGAAAAACGGAAACGGATACTCGGGTATATGTTGTATTTGGACTGAACCGTTATTGCTCTCAACGGCGTACTCGTTATCTTCTGCATCGGCTTCTTCGATTTCAACGCCGAGCATGATAGGTGACTTGATCTTGCCTTTATGAATGCAACCATCGCAACCTTGCGGATTGAGTTTTGCAAACGTAGCGCAGTGATGTGGGCCACCTTTCTTTCGCAGGTTATTGATCTTGCTGTCAACTTCTACGGGGTCGTAACCTTCATGGTCACACGATAGCTTGTGTGCGGCCTTATCACCATCTACGCAGAAAGCTGCAATAGAAAGAGCGGATCGCCACAATGGTTCTTCGATGCTGTTCTGGTTTTCAAAACAGTGGTTGAGTTGGGCGCACCCAGCCTCACCCTTCATCATGATTGTCTTAAACCGCTTGACCTTGTTGCCCATCAATGCTTCCATCATCGGGCTCATTGAGCGCGGGATGAAGTCAGGTACATCTTCTTTTGGGTCAGGCGCACCAAGTAAGTCTTTCAACTCTTGGTATGCCATGCGAGGCGTCAGTGGGTTTAGTACTGTTACTTCTTTAGCGTCTTCTTGTTTGAAGTTGAATGTGCCGGGGATGCGCAGGACACGTGAAGCCTCAAAGACTGAGGAGTCCACAATTAACCCATGCTCAACGCACAACTCACGAAGCCGATTGGCTAGTGGTTCCCACTCGGTGCGGGACACTGTTTCTTCTAGCAACCAGTACGCATGAATGCCGTAGCCGGAGCTAACTAATATTGGCTTTGGTAAGCCGACCGCAACGCAGAACTTCTTAAACTCATCGAGTCCAATTTGCTGATCGAGATAGCCTTTGATAATGCCTTTTTCGTCGGGTACACCTTTTGTGGGGCCACAGTCAATGTCCATCCACAGAGCACGGAAGTATTTGGCATTCTCATGAGTGCGATTGTTTAGTGAGCCATACTTGGCGCAACCGAAGTATGCGTCAATCTTACGGGAAACAAATCGCTGCGCTAACTCTACAACTTCTTCTTTAGTATCTACAAAATGCTGGTCAGGATACCTACCAATCCCCATCACACAGTAGCGCCCTTCCGGTGGCAGTACCGTATCCAGTAGATCGAAGGTTGACATGTTTTACTTTATTTGGTGGTGAGCTTTGGTGTGAATGATGTAATCGCTAATTGCTTGCGCGTAACTCGGGTGCGGTTCTCGGTCGCCCTTGAACCAATTGTAGATAGTCATCCGAGTCACTCCGAAGTCATCTGCAATCTTGCTAACACTGATGTTTGCGCGAATACATACACGACCCAAGGCTACACCCAAAGACTTGATACTTGCCTTTTTGTTTGCGTATACCAAGCTTTGGCTATAACCATAGGTCATGCGTTTACTCCTCGTCGCTCCAAGCTTTCACCACAGAATCAAGGTCTTTCTTGACAGTTGGCTTTGGCTCGGCTTTCTTCTCACGCTTGACTGGCTCCTCGATGGGAGACTCAACCTTTGGCGCGGCGGCTTTAGGAGCAGGTGCTTCTAACTTAGGCTTACCTGCCATGTCAGCTTGGTATGGTGTCATAACGACCATCTTCAGCACGTCAGGCTTCTTGGCTACTTCGCTAGTTACAGCGTACTCGGCTTTGTTGATGAAGCGTGTTGGTGTGAACAACACAGACTGATTGTCATTCTCTTCATTGAAGCTGATCTGCGTAAGAACGTAGTCCAAGCTCTTGCCGTTGTTGGCTAGGTACTTAGAGTAGTTTTCAAAGGTGTGGCTGTTGTCACCAGCACCGTCACCAAACAATGACTTGGATGCCAAGTTCATTTGGTAGACTTCACCTTCCAACGATGTGCCAAAGTCTTCTTCCAACACGAGCGCAATGCGACGTGAATAGCGGCAAGCTTTTGAGTTGCCCATACCTGAACCCTTGGTGTTCTGGGTGCAGTTGTCGCAACGCTCAGATTGCTTGTTTGACGAACCCTCATCAGGCACACGACCATCATTAGAGAAGCAGTCGGGCGCAGTCGGCTCGGCATCAGGGCTCCATGCTTTTGCATAGAAGATACGACCCACAGCAGGGGAAGCGTTAACGATGATCGCGTTCAAGTTGCCCTTGACCTTGCCCATCTCTTCACCGCCGACTGTCTTACGGAAGATTCCGTTTTTAGGCACGATGCGTTTAACGCCAGACTTGCCAGCGAGTTGTTTTGTAAGCTCGCTAACACCTGCGGTTTGCAGAAAGTCGGGGAGGTCTTGATTCAAAATAGTGAGATCACTCATTTCATTTTTCCTTAGAACGTCTAACAACCACGGAGTAAGCATTCTCCACATTGAGACCAAGTGGTAGAACTGTGGGATTCTCAGAGAGGAAGTCCTTCATGTTTGTTTGGTGAAGTCTCTTCTCTAACAGGCCAAATGCACCGTGCTCCTCTATGAAGTCGTACATTGAATCCCAATCGTTCGTCCAGTACCGTGACTTTACTGAGCGAATAATCGTGCCGTGTGGGGTGCGAATGCTGTCGGCATTCATCTCTTTGCATACATCGAGCATCTGTGCTTCTAACACTTCCAACTGCTCTTTGAGATCGTTGTCTTCAGCTTCAAACATGCGCTTGTTGTCGGCGCGTTTGTCTCTGATCTTGATGTAGATAGACGTTAGCTTGGCTAAGTCCATAGGGGTGATTCTGTCTTGTGCGTCTTCCATCTGATTCTCCTAATAAAGTGTGTGGTGCTAGCGGTTCACATGAAGCAGTGTGTTTCAAAACTTTAGGAGGTCCAACGGCGCTAACCCGTTAGCCACTAGCGCCACACAATTCTAATTATACTCTAACTTTTGACAATGTCAACACTCATCTGAAGAAATTTCTTGTTTGTACAGGTCAATCACTTTTTGATGGTTGTCAATGTTGCTCTGAAGCATCGTGTACATCTTGGCCTCGATGGGGCTTCCTTTGATGTGCACAACGGTCATGTTGTTGACTTGTCCGGGGCGGTCGATACGTGCATTGGCTTGCAAGTACGTTTCAACGCTGGTGCATGGAGCATACCAAATGATTGTGTTGGCGGCAGTTAGAGTTAACCCGTGGGACGCCGCCTTCGGTTGAATGATTAAAACTTTTGGTTCTGCTTGCTCTTGAAAGTGCTTGACAATGTCGGCGCGTTTGTTAACAGGCACGGACCCGTTAATTACTTCGCATGTGATGTTGTGTTTTTGCAAGTGCTTCTCAAGCAGTTGTATGGTGTGCGTAAACGGAACAAACACAAGCACCTTGTGGCTCGACTCTTCAATGACTTCCTGCACTACGTTTAAACGACTGCTCACGTCGAACTCAACCACTTCGTTTGTATCCGTATACACCGCACCTCCAGCTATTTGCAGAAGTTTGTTAATTTGTACGGCGGCGTTGACTGCTGACACCTCTTCACCAGCGGCCTCAATCAGCATCTGCTTCTTTAGTATGTTGTAGAACTTTAACTGCTGCGGTGTCAATGGTGCATCTCGCTCAACAAACGTAACAGGCGGCAAGTCGAGGCAGTCGGCTTTCTCAAACCGAATGGCGGGTTGCAGTGCTTTGTGCACGATGAGTTGTGACGTTGGCTTGGGTATCCACTTGTACATAGTGAGCTTCATCATCACTGTGTCTCGGAACTGACCAAAGAAAGGCGACACGCCCTTGGGGTTCACAAGCTTTGCCAATCCGTAAGCATCCACAGGTGACTGTGCGGCAGGCGTACCCGTTAACATCCACAGGCCCTTAATAACTTTTGTTAGATCGCGCAGGTCTTTCCAACGCTCGGTCTGTGCGTTCTTATAGGCTGACGCCTCATCTACTACGATGAGGTCAAACCCACCGGCAATGATTTCTTTCTTCACAATGCCGACACCATCGAAGTTGATGATGACAAACTCGGCACCCATGTTCACAATTTCTTTACGCTTACGTGCGGCACCATAAGCAACGGACACGGTCCGGTGAATTGCAAACTTAAACAAATCGTTTTGCCATGCCGACTTCATGATCGACAAGGGGCAGATCACTAATACACGCTTCACTAATCCTATGGTCATGAGGTAGTCGACAGCCCAAATCACTGATGCTGTCTTACCTGTACCTTGCTCATTGAAACAGAACGCTTTGGGGTGACCCGTCAGGAACTCTGCTGTTGTCTTCTGATGATCGAATGGTGTGAACCCCGGTGGGCGGGGCCATGTGTACTCTGATAGATTCATGTCGTTTTAGTCTAATTCGGGTTTGCAGGGGGTCGAACTCAAATAGCGCGGGGTCAAATTGATCTTCGTAAACGTCAAGGGTGATGTTACGCATTACGTCTACCCAATCAATCCAACCACTGCCAAACATAAGAAGCCACTTCTGCTCGGCTGTCATTTTTTCTTACGCTCCTTGGCGCTTACTTCTGATACTACTTTGTGGTTAGAGGCACGTTTGAATGAGCGATTGGCTGAAGGCGACTGGAGTTTGACTCCGTCTTTGTTAGTGCCGCCTTTAGATAGTGCTCTGATATGCGCAACATCTTTGCCTTCGCGTACGTCAGCGCGTCCATCTTTGTTTCGGTCGGCGCTCTTCTTGTCAATTGTTTCTCGTGCACGTTGTCGTTCGAGCCGTTCATCGGCTTCTCCTCTTGATAGCTGTTGTTGATATTCTTTTTTGTAGGGTCGGGGTTTGTTAACGTATGGCATAGTCAGTATCCTTCTCCATGTGAGATCGGTTAAGTTCGTCGCGTGTCAAGCCAAACTCTTCGGGGGTCGACTCCCAAAGTGGCTTACGCCCCTCATTTTCTACTACTCTTAACATTTTTCCAACATTGATGCTGACTTCCATAAGCATCTCGGCTTTGTACTTGTTCAGCTCTTCGTGGATGATCTTACCGACCATGTTGACTACGACCTTTTCAACCACTTGTGCTACTCGGCGTTTGATTTCACCCTCAAGAATGATGGCGGTGTCGATCTCTTCATTGGGCATTTGTTGTGTCATGGGTTAGTTCCTGTTGTATTCACACTCTTTCACTGAGCAAAACTTGCACAGTGGTCCTTGGATGGGGTTCCACACCCCGTTCGCTAGCGCCGCTTCAATTCTTGCGACGTCTTGTGCGGGTTTTTCGATGTACTTTTGCATCATCTCTTGGTGGTGGGTAGCTCTCACGAACTCCTTGCTCACTACAAACAAGAGGGCCGACTTCACCTTCTGGATTTCCGGATACTTGGCGAATAATCCACAAGCGACAAGATCGAGTTGCTTCACGTCCGCATATCTCGCACTCTTGCTTGTCTTGTAGTCTATGGAGTGTGCCGTTTTCGTAGTCGGATT